TCTTGTTCAGGCTCTTATAGGTCATGCGACGTCTCCCATTTCTTGCTGTAGTTTCGCGCTGCGAACGCGAGCGGGTTTGCCCGCGTTCTTCGCGCGAATGGTCTCGATGTTGCTCGCCACCCGAAATGTCTCGTCGCCGGCGACCTTCGCCAGCGTCAAGTCGTGCGCGTGACACAGACCGAAGAGACAGTTGGCGACGCCGCCGATCTCCTGCTTAATCTCGCCCACCGGCCGGTTGTAGACGTATTGCTGCATCCCGAGAACTTCGGAGAAGGTCAGACCGCCGGCCTGCATTAGCTCGAACGCCTCTTCGGCGAAGCGGAGCAGACGCTCTTGCGGGTCATTCACGGACGCATCACCGAAGGCGCGCTTACCCACGTCGATCGTCCAGTCTTGAAGCGTATTCATGCAAATCACGGCAGAGTCCTTGTGCAAGTCAGTGTTGATTTCACAATGATATCAACACTGACGCGGGTTGCGAGTGGGAGTTAGAAGGAGAACATGCGGCTGAAGAAGCCAGGCTTCGGAGCGGGCTTCATCAGCGCCGTGATGTGGCTGTCGATCAGCGCAGTCCGACCGCCGAGTGTCGAGAGAGCGGTGGTCTGACGCCTGATGGCCTCGCCTTGCTTTTCGATCACGCGAGAGAGTCGAGCCAGCTCATCGATAAGCAGCTGACTCTTGGAGGGGGATGACTGAGCCGCCGATTCGGCCACAGTCATCGCCTGAACTGGCGCGGGCATCGTCTGAACTGGCGCGGGCATCGTCTGAACTGGCGTGACCTCATTGAGATAGGGGTCGTAGGGGTAGTAATACGGCGACGTTTTAGCGGGAGTGAACCGCATATCATTCATTATGGCGCTCTCGACTTTGGGATCATCAGGCGGCGTCGACTGAATCGGCTTCTGCTGCCCGCGCCGATGACCCTTAAAGCGATTGTAAAGGGTGGTCTCGCTCATGCCGTAGGTCTTGGCGATCTCCTCGACCTTCGTACCGTCGGTCCAGAAGGCGTCGATCTCGGCCCACTGATCGGCGGTGATCGATGCGAGATTGCATCGCTTAGCCTGCTTCTTCTTCACAGGTTGCTCGAGAGCGAAAGGGGTTTCACCGTTTTGCATTTGAATTTTCTCCATGACGTTGTTGACCGCATTTCTCATGAGGCCGAGGATAACGTTATTCTCGGCCTTCGACTCGACCTCGGCGCGAAACCGTTGCTCGCCGAACAACAGGTTTGCGTGGGGCAATGTGGCGATCTTCATGTAGCGGCCCCGCTTAAGTAGCTCGCCGACAACTATTCGCTCGCAAAGAGGGTGTCGAGCCGCGAACCAACTCGCCGCGACGCCCGCCTGGTTTCTATTATTCGGGAAGAAACACATCGCCACATCGATAATGCGGTAATATTCCTCGCCGTCGATCATGGCGAATTCGATGCCGCCGTGTGATGGCAGCTGCGTACATTGCATTTCGCTCTCCTCGCTCGTTTGCGTTGCAATCAATTCTGACTTGTCTGTTATAGCGAGATCGACGCGGGTCTCAAGCGGTTATCGACGCTTTACGATCTTGCCAGGTCGCCGCGTGAACTCATGTAGCAGTAGAAACCGCTGCGTCGAGCCATTTCGCTTGGCGAAATCAAGAACCTTCGCCTTCGTATGGTCGAAGAAGAACTCTATCGGCGCGATGTAGCGATCGCCGGTGTCGCCGACCAGGACGCCTGCAAACTTCATGCCCTGACCGCGCATTCGAACGAGGAGATTCTCCTCGATCGCCCAGCACGCCAGCTGCTTCTGAATGGCGTCGGCGATGGTGCGCTCACCGCCGCGATAGATATCGGCGACGCGGCGGTGAGCGAGATAGATTTCGGAGCCGTCAGATAGCTTGAAGATGAGGCCGCAGAGACGCCGACCTACTTTGACCGGAGTAGTCTCCGGCTTCATGGGCTTCGATCGGGAGAACGCCGTGGTCGTCATAAGACCACAAGCCCTGCGCTCCGCGCGCGATGATAGGATCGCGAAATCTTTTTGGGTCGCGCAGCCGCCAGGCGTAATGCCCTACCATCCACATACCGAACATCTTCTCCCCCTCGGTCACTTCCTCCATAAATTCCTCGGTCATGACCTCGCACGAGTGAAGTTCCACCGTGCCGAGAATACAGCCACGCGGCAGTTCCATCAGTTCGGGTAGCCCCGTCTCCGAGTAAAACTGTTGAAAGTCTGGATCGTTGTAGGCCGTAAGCTGCTCCGGTCGAATGGATTTGGTCGCGGCTATCCCTATTCGTTCCCCGATCAGAGCAGCTGGCGCGGGCCAGCTCCTCGTCTCGAAGAACTTGTGTCGATGAACAATGAGGGACGCCCAGGGGTTCCAGATCGAAATGACTCTCATGCGCTCGCTCCAAGTGAATCCCCTTTCTTATATCAAATCATCGACGGTTAATAGTCAGATCACGCAGCCTCTTCTTCGATTTCCGCGACGACCGGCGGCGTGTATCCTTTCGGGAGGAGCGCGAGAAGCTTGCTCCATTCGCCGGCCTTCTCTAGCCGATCCGCGAGCGGGCCGGGATAGCTCTTGCCGCCTTCCCACTTCACGTAACCCGCGGAAGATTCGAGAACTTTCTCCTTCACGAGAAAGTCGATGGTCGACCGGAACACGTTGAACTTGCCGGTGCCATCCGGCAGGAACTCGAAGCGCCAGCTAGCCGTCCGGAAGGGCCGCGCGACCTTATTCTTGTTGATCACCGCGCTTATCTGCATCCCGACGACCTCCTTGTCCGTCGAGGACTTGGTGATCTTCGAGGCGCTGAGCATGATGCGCTGCGAGAAATAGAACTTGGAGTTGTCGCCGCCGGCTGTCTTGCGATTGTCGCCGTAGAGAACCTTCAGATCGATGCGGATCTGGTTCAGGAAGATCATGCAGATGCCCAGATCATCCGCGGATTGAGCGAGCGCCGGGAAATGGGCTGACGTCGCTCGCGCGAGCGCGGTGTTGTCGTTCATGTTGCGGTCGCCGGCCTCTTTGTCCTTGCCGGTCTTAGCGTCGATGAGGGCCGACTGCGGCACCATCGCGGCCAGGCTGTCGAACACCCACACGATAGGCGCCTTGGCGTCGATCAGCTTGTTCTTGCGGATGTGGCGCGCGACCTCGACGGCGATCGTGATCGACTCCTCGAAGGTGCGCGGCTTGCGGTAGATGAACTTACCCGGTCGAATGTCCAGCCCGAGTTGCGGCGCCAGCTTCATCGAGAACGAACGCTCATGATCCATGAAGCCGGCGATGCCGCCCATGCGCTGCGCGTGAGCCATGATGGCCGTCGCGATCGCGGTCTTACCGGCCGAAGGAGGTCCGGCGATCTCTACCATGCGACCGCCCGCGATGCCGCCTTCCCAGAGGTTTGACAGAGCGTAGTCAAGCTCTGGATAGCCGGTCGACAAAAAGACCGTGACGGTGGAAGGCTCGTCGTTCTCGCCAATGAGCGAGGCGATCGAGGCAGCAATGTCTTCAACGGATGCCATTATTCCAAATCTCCTTTTTGATCTTTCTCATCGAGAAAGCCGACCTTGGTCGCGTCATCGAGACGATTCACCATGAGCTTCTCCGTGGTGATCTCCTGATGCGTTACGGTTCCCGCCAACTCGAGGTTGGGCGAGGATTTTGCGATGCGGCCGGCGGGCTTCTTCCACTCGGCTTTCGCGGCTTCGAGCGTTTGCGTAGGCTTTGCGCTGGCGACCGCTGTATCGACCCTAGCGATAGCCGCGGGGCGCTCGTAGCTAGGTTGCGCGACCATTGTTCCGGCGCTCATGACAGGCTGACCGTTCGTTACGGGAGCGTCCCACGAGAACTCGCCGGCTGAGATCACGACGCGATCCTTGCGCGCCTGCTCCTCGATGTTGTTCGTGGTGCTCCGAATGAACCCGAAGACCTTTTCGAACTGATCCGCGGAGATCGCGTGACCTTCTTTTTCGAGGAGCTTGAGTAGCTCGCCGAGACCCTTTCCGATCGTCGTCACCTGAGCGCCGATCGCGACCGAGCCTGTGAGACGTTTCACACCGCGGGGCATTAAGCTGTCACTCCTCTAAAGGGCGCCAGCCATTCGCTGCCGCCAGTCAATATTGATTGAAACATCCACTTACGGCAGAACGCTTCGAAGCCCGCCTCATCTAAGGAAGGTTTCGTTAATGTAAGACCGTTCGGAATAGGTATTGCCGATGAATTCAAATCCATCAGCTGCATGTTACGTCTATATATATCATGCTTCTGCTCGGATATAGCGAACTCCCTGAACTTAGCCGGGAGCTTCTCCGGGTCTATACTTTTATCCAGGAAACCATTGAAGAAGTTATTCACCGATCCGTACTTGACGATGAACTCGACCGCTCCTTTCTCTCCGATGCCGCCGACACCCGTCACCGAGTCCGACTTATCACCTTGCAGAGACTTCACTTCGGCCCATTGATCTGGCCTGGTCAGACCGACCCACTCGCCCGACTTGCGCTCGAAGCCGATGCCAACCGACTCCGTGGACGGCGTCTTGGTGCCGAACGTGTTGAAGCCGATCCGGCGATTGTTGATCAGATCGACCCAGACCACGTTCTTGCCGACTAGCTGAATCCAGTCCTTGTCTCCCGACATAAGGACGATCCGCTTCTTGTCGGCGTAGCGTCGCACCGTAATAGCGGCCAGGTCGTCGGCTTCCATGTTGAGCGCGAACATGCGACGCACGCCCAGAAGATCCACCGCGTCGTTGATCATCTTCTTCTGGCTCTTGTAGGACTTCCGGATCTCCGCTTGCGCGATCTCGTTCTTGGTCACGGCCGGCTTGTTCCGATCGCCCTTGTAGTCGGCGTAGGCGTTATAGCGCCACGAGATACCGTCATTCAGAATGATGGGCGTCAGCATGGGATACTGAGCCACGCTCTCGCGCAGCCGGCGAATGAAGCCGAAGGCGCCCTGCGTGTCCTGATCGCCGACGCTAAGCCGCTTCATCGACGACGCCGCGAACCCCCAATTTGACGCATCTATCAGCATGAAACCCGCATTCATAATGCAGCCGCCGCGATGATCTCACGAGCTTCCATGACCAGCTTCCAGAGAGCCTCGGCGTCATCGAAGCAGTCGTCAGATGGCGTGTCCGCGATCACCTCATCATCGGTGCATCCATCATAAGCGTATCGATAGCACTCGGCGTATTGCGCCTTCAGAACCTTCATGCGCTCCGGATCGTAGGGTGAATCGAGCGCGGCGATGCGCGCGATGAAATCGATGGCGCTCATTTTAGAATCACCTTCGTCAGATCTTCCCAACCCATGACGCCGATCTTGGTCGTGTCGGTCGGAGCCTCATAGATTCGCATCACCTGATAATCATCCAGCTCCGACTCGTAATTCGTGTGAAAGATTTCGGACGCCTCGATGATGCTGTTGGCGCAGACGAACTGGCTCTGATCTTCGCCGTTGTGATCCTCGGCACAGACATAGTACATGCGGCTCATGATTTCTTCCTTTTCATTGTTGTACTGATGCGGGAGATCAAGACCTTCATGGAAAACACCCTCGAGGAACCGCTTGGCTAATTAGGCCACGCATTCACGCACTTACCGGATCATCGCTATTGCAAACTCGCGAATGATTCAGAGGTCATTCTCGGCCCGAAGGGCTCCGAATGGAGAATGTTTTCGATGAAGGCGATGGGACGGCGCTTTAACTCTGCGCCGTCCCATCTATACTAGACCGCGTCCCGTTGGGGTCGATCTAGTGTCTCTTAGATCGCGTCCAACTCGCTGAGAACGCTGTCGAGGTCGGCCGGGTCCATCGCGGCCCCAAACTGATCTTCAGCCTTCTCGACGACCTTCTCGACGACGGCGACCTTGGCGGCAGCTTTCGCGGGAGCCTTCGCCGGAGCCTTCGCGCTGGCTTTCGCCGCGAGCTTGGCCGCGATCTGAGCTTCGAGAGCCTCTTCGGCCTCGAGTTCAGCCAATTGAGCCGCCATCATCTCGCGCTTCGTCAGGGTCTTGGTCTCGACGACCTCGACCTCCGGTTCGGCCGCGATGACTTCGGCGACGGCCGCGGCGGCGGCTTCAACTTCCGCATCCGGAACGCTCGCCGATGGGCGCGTCAGAAGAGCCGTGTTGCGAACGGGCAACGCGCCGACCTTCAGACCCGAGACATTAACGCCGGTCAGATTGCCGATCGCCGTCAGCGCCTTACCTTCTTCTCCACGGAAGAACTCCGATTCGACCAGCGCGAAGAGATCGATCGCGCTATCGAGTGAAGCCTTCGACACCGGCTTGGCGCCGGGATGGGGAAGAACGACATACTTGGTTTCGAGACCGCGACCGGACTTCTCGATCGTGAACTCGAAGCCTGTCTTGTGATCGAGAATGTAGCCGGAATCGTCGGCGTAGGTCTCGACCATACCCATGATCGTCCCGAAGGTCGTCGGGGTGATCTCTAGCGCGACCGCGTTCTCGGAGGCGTCGCCGCCGCTCTTGATCACGACGTTCAGAAGGATGGTGGTCTTCGCCTTCCATTCCTTCATGAGCTTGATGTCGTCGTCGGTGACGGCGCCCCTGATCGCCATCTCGATCGCTTTGTCCACCGCGCTCTCGACGCCGAAAACGATCATGGAGTTGCCGACGACGGCGACGGGCTTGCCGTTCGACTCGGTTTTGATCCAGTTCACGCCACATTCCTGCCAGAACTGGCCGGCGACGGCGATCGGGGATGTCGTGGGGGTCGTCAGGATTCGGAAGCGCGTCTTGCCTTCCTTGAGCTTGTAGATCTTCCCGCCGCCGCGAGAGAACTTATTCTTCGCGCCATGAATGAGCGCGAGCATTTCTGCTGACATAGCCATGTGACTTGGTACTTTCTTGCTGTTGTGACTTTGGACTTTGAGACTAGCTGCATCGCGACTTAGCGATGCAGCTGTTTAGTATTATAGCGAAAACTTCGCGGGACTCGAGAGGTAAATCAACATGGACTTACGAATTTAGTCGCGCGGAGTTCCATCTTGGTGTCGCGTCACCGCGACGTTGGCCCACATCGCATTGGCGCGATGTGCCCGCAGCACGAACGTCTTGTCGGCGCCGGCGGGAAGTAGAGCGTCGAGCGCCTCGCTGTAGACCTTCGCCGCTTGTCGCAGTTCGGCCATCGTCGCGACCTGCTCGTCGGTCGGTTTTAGATATTCGAATGTTGAGGGGTGAAGGGTCATCATTCGTGCTTCTTCGCCTGACCGATCTGGTAGGGCATCCATGTCGCGTGACGACCGCGTCCTTCGGTCGAGTCATCTTCGCCCAGAAGATCGACGGACGTGACTGGCACAGGGTTGCCGCCGGAATCGATGACCATCAAATTCACCATTCGATCGCCCCAAACGTGAGCGATAAGAGCGGCGAGAGGCTGACCGGGACTGTGATAGAGACCGATGAAGCTATCGTCAGGATAGAACCAGACGACACGACCGACCGTGGGGATGATGCGGGCCATCAGTTGAAGTACCCGAACCAAACGCCGAAGCCGTGAATGATGCCGATCGGGAAGATCACGCATCCGAACGCCAATAGAACCCAGGCGCCCGCCTTAATACAGACGAGAACATGCGTGAC